ACCTAAAGAGGGCGACCCTTATTATTCTGAATTGGCTGCGAAGATAGCGGTGGAAGCGGAGGGCAAAGTGGACGATCCAAAGATACCGGGATGAGTGGTCGAGCACACCGATGTCAGAGAGGAAGGCTAAGGCAATGAAATTCAGAATTCACTTCGAGTTTCCCGATGGGACAGAAGACAGCTTTGTGGTCGCGGGGGAAACATTGGAGGAGGTCCGCAAAACTGCTGGAGTTGAACTGTTTCGGAGAGTCGGCTCGGTTGACGGCGGGAACTCTTGGTCAGAGGAGATCGCCACCGATGTCAGAGAGGTAAAAGAATGAGTGAAACGAAGCATACGCACACACCGGGACCGTGGAAGATTATTGCCGAGCACGAGGACGACCGAGATGTTTTTGCTCGCCAAGAACTGCTGGCGACAACCTATGACATGAACGGCTCACAACCAAAAGCGGTAGCGGAAGCCAATGCACGCCTAATCGCTGCCGCGCCGGAACTGCTCGCAACACTCCAAAACGTCTACAACTATTTGATTGGCCTTCACGCATACCTGCTTTCCTGCGAGACGAGCGTGATCGTGGCCAACCTCGAATCCACGTCCGCATTCGCTTACAAGACGGCCGAACTTTGCGAAGCCGCAATCTCCAAAGCCAAGGGTGTGATCCCAGTGCATTCGCACGAAGAAAAGAGTTAGTTCAAGGGTACTCGGGTGGCTCAACCGCGTCTTGGAGTCTCTAACGCTCGGGTAAGCCGAACGCCTCGCTTCTGATTTTTCTCTTCTTTCTGAATCGATTGTTCCCGCATCCACGCAGTTCTGGCTATTGCGGTTTCGCTGGCTCCGTCTCGGCGCATTTGGGCTAGTTCTTCTTGGAGAGCGGTTCTTGCTGGCTTCTCGGAGTTCTGGCGCCAGGTGTTCCATGCGTAACTCGTCTCGTCGTGTACGTCATCTTCCCACGCCCCATGAACTTTCTTAACCGCTTTCCGTTCGTCGACGACCCTGCTGCTTAGTGAGCGGAATGTTAGCGACAGGTCCGCAGCTTCGCGAGTGAGGATAAGATGTTGATTGGAGAGGCCGTTAAAAAGCATTTGAGCGTTGCCGCTTGGATCATGGGCGGCTTTCAGTGAACCGATTTGGTGCTCGCTAAGAATCTTTGCGGCCGCCTCGAATTGGCTTTCCCCCTGTCCGCGGTGCTGATCCATGGCCTCGTCCATGACACAGAAACTCATCTTCGGTTTCTCTGGATCTCGTACTTTCAATTTCTTTAGCCAGTTCTCTTGTGCGCCCTGTTTTGGGTAGGGTGTTTCTTTGAAGCCGTTCTTGCAGATGGCGAGGAAGAATTTATGGAGCGGCATCTTCGGCTCGGCGCGCTCCCGAGTCTTGAAAACTACCCCATTGGGATTGATGGCGTACATGCCGGCGGCTGCGCAAGAATTGCCATAGCCATAGTCGACCGACAGGAAATGGAGCCACCACCAACTGTCACCGATTGTCGCGTAGGGAACAACATCGTTCGGGCGAAGGCAGTCGAAATAGAGCCCCTGCGCCTCACACCAGCAGCCGTAGAGAAGTTGTTGTTGCAGGGCCTTAGTCTGGGTTAGGAGGCTCTTCTTTTTGTTCTCATCATAGAATGGGTTGTCGACCAGCCGAGCGGGGATGAACGACGTTGTTTTATAGACGGGAGAATCATCCGTCCAGCAGGCGCCTCGATAGACTCGCCCCGGATAAACGCTGGTTTCAAATGGGCGGTCATCAGCGAATGTTGCTGCATAATGCACCGGACACCGGCCGCGCAAAAATACGCGCATAAGAAACCCATGTCCGTCTCCGCCAGGATTCGCCGTAAATCGGCCGCGCACACGCAGACCGCTTCCCACGGTAGCGGCTAACCACCCCAGCATGAATCTTATCCGGTGCTCTGGGTGCTGCCCAATCTCGTCGATCCCCAGCCAACTGTACGGATTGCCCTGATAACGCTTCAGGTGTTTGTCGTGCGCAAGATAACCAGGTCGAATGCTGGCGCCGGAGGGAAATACCCACGCGGCAACTGAACGCCGGCGCTGCCAACGGGCACCTTTTGGCTCATAGAGACGCTGTTGAATGTCCTCGAGTTCCTGCATTTCCTCTAGCGTGGTGCGGAGGAGAAGTCCGCGGAGCCGCGGATTCTTGTATTCCTGTGCCGCGTCGGCCGCGAGGTAACTGGTTTTCCCGCCACCGCTGGCCCCGCCGTATAGCAGCAGTTCCGCTTTGCTATTGATAGCCGCCTGTTGTGCGGCACTAATTGGCCACCACGTCGGCTCAATCCCAGGCAGGGGATATTCTAAGGGAGGGTATGGGCTAGTCAATCAACCTCAACCGAGATGATTCGGGAGTTTTTCGGCTTCGCCGGCGCCTCGTCGATCGATTCTCCGGGAAGCGGGAGTAACCCTTCGTGGATTGTCTCTACCGGCGGGGTGCCGGGGATTAGATCAAAGACTTCCGAGGATGGGGCTGCCGGCGATTCTGGCTGCTCAGGAACGCGATCTAGGCCTAATCTGTTGAAGTGGGCCGTATAAGTTCCTGGGCCGTCCTGGCCCAATCCTGACTCTTTCGGGATGATCAGCTCTTCCCGGCCACTCTTCAGAGTGCCATTGACTACATAACACGCCTTTATAATGTTGAGCTTAGCCTCTGGGAACGTGGCCCAGTCCAGACCAATTACACCCATCATCAACTCATGCTCGAGGACGTCGAGCTGAATCTTCTGCCGCTGGACGGTAAGGGCGCCTTTGGCTAGTTCTTCCTGCTGGGCTTTTTTGGCGATCTCCGCCGCTTCGACAAGCACCTGTTGCCGGAACTGTTCTTGAACGACGGGTTCGCCTGAGGATTCTATCTTTTGGCGGTACGCTTTGCGCTTGATCTTGCCAATAGGGGTTAGCTTTTTCGTTCGGCGCTTGGCGGGCTTGCGGGGCAATTCTGGGCACCTCGGGAGTTGCGTTTCTCGCTTTCGATTTTATCAAAACATTGAATCTGGATCCTCATTTGCTGCTCGTCGGCTCGCTCAGCGTGGTACTCGGCCAACTCTTTCGAGATTTCGTTGAGTTCCATAAGTACTTTGATGTACCGCGCTTGCAGGGCTTTCCTCGCCAACTCGAGCATATCTCGGATTGCTCCATTTCGATTTCATCATCGATCTGCCAAAACAAGGGATTGTCTCCGGCCCACGGCTATGCGCGTTCGGGCAAAGTCAATCTTCCGTCTTTGATCTCCGTGCTGCTTCTGCTAAGAGCTCTAAGTAACTCACCGTATCGCCGTTCTCGAATTCGAGCATAACGTCGTCTATCTCGGAGTCCGCATCAAGCACGGCTCTGGCGAATTCCATGTTGCTAACGAGGTCATTGTCCGGCATCTCGGAGAGGTTCATTCAAAACGCTTCTCGTAGAACGAACGATCATAGCGCGGGAGCCATTCAACCGACACTCTAGTTACATGGCCATCCTGCTTGTCTTGTTGGAATTTTACAAGCGAGAATCCGACATGCACGCCGATTTTGTTCTTTCTCAGAAAGGCGGTCTGATCGCATGTACAACCGCCCGAGATGCAGTGGACTTCGCGAGGGTAGCACCAATCGAATTTGTGATAGTGGCCGATAAAGAGAATCGCAGGTTTTTCTCCGCCCTGAAAACTCTCGACTAATTTCTGCGGCGCATAACTCAATGCGTAGGCCGAACCGCCGCCTGGGTGCATGACTCTGGCTACAGCGCTTCCACCAGGAGACTTGAGTTCTACATCAGCCTCGACGTGACCTAAGAACTTCAGATCGGTGCGTCCTGCTTTTTCCGCGCGCAACTGTGCGTAGCCGCCGATATTGATTCTCTCTCTCTGGGAAAACCAGCCTTCGTGGTCGTCACCAGAAACGTAGTGTGTTGTGATTCCTTTCTTGTCGGGATAGTTCTCAACAAAGTAATCAATCTGAGGGTCCATGCCGGGCGGCACCACTAACTCTTGCCGGTTGAATCTGGCTTCGCCTTCGATCCAATTCCCAGCGTTTACGACCGTCGTTACTCCCTCCCGCGCGAAGAAGTCATAGGCATCCTTGAGCACATCAAGGCGAGAATGCTTGTTGCATAAGTGGTTGTCTGTTACATAGCCGACGACTGTCCAGCCGTCTCCGCGGTCCTCGGAGTTTAGGATTAGATGGCCGCCACGTTCCACCGAATCGTTAAGGAAATATTTGTCCCCCGGCAAACCGGTCACGATCCAGCCTTGCGTCGCCAGTGCCTTGAGAGCCTTAGCGATAGTCTTTGGCTCGTGATGTAATTGCTCTGCCAATTCCTTAACCGTCATCGGCTGCTTGGAAATCAGCGCGCGAATGTCGATAGGTAACTGCCGGCGAACTTCCTCAGCGATCTCTGTGATTTTCACTCGCCAGCCTCTTCTTCTTTCTTGATTAACTTCCGAAGA